GCAAGCTGGGCCTTTAGTGCCGTCTTGGCTCGGTTTTGCGTTGCCGCCTGCGGGTCCGTGGGCAGGATCGGGATGCCCGCAAGCGACAGCAAATTCTCGTCAATCGTACACAGCTTTGGCTCAACAGTCCGCGATGGGTACTTATGGAACAAAACCGGAAGGAACACTTCAACCACATTTGATGTGAGGTTGATTGTTCCTCGAAACGACATTTTGTCAAACTGAAAGTCGTCATTAACGCGCAACCCAAGCGACTGTTTCTGGTACGCTTGCGAGTACAGAAACGAATGATCGGAGTCGCCATAAAATCGCATGGCGTCCTCGGCCTGCCTGCCGAAGTCTCGTTGCTTGGTTTCCCTAGCTGACGAGATAGCGGACTGCCATCGCTTTACTACGTCCTTGAGCGTCAATGCCATTTGGTGTTACCCGCTGGTTACTCGGCGGCTGCAAGCACAGCAGCACGTTGCTCGGCTGTTTGCGGAACTGCGGGAGCCTTGACTTTCGAGATTCGCCAGTCGTCTTGGACAACTGACGGTTTCTCTTGCGGAATGCTCGACACTGGCTCGATGCCCTGCAATTGCTCTATGATTGCCAGTGCTTGCTTCTTGTTGTCCTTGCCGTCTGCGGCAAGCAGCGACACAGCGCTCAACAACGCCTCTGCCATTTGCTCGCGCAACACACGCTCGTCGGAAAGGCGAAACACGCCAGCGGCTTCATCCTCAGCGTGGATAGCGGCAAACTTCATGTCGCTGACCAGCTTGGCGTCTTGGTGCCAGCGGACGTTCTCGTGTGGCGACCACTTGCCAGCCAAACCTTCTTGAACCAATGCCGTGCAAGTAATCGTCTCGGTCGAAATTGATGTGACAATTGCCGGTCGCCAAGTGCCAGATTGCGTGGCTTGCGAGTTGATGTAAACCGTTTCGCCGATAGTCAGACTCGGGAATGGACTAGCGTTGGACATTGATACCTCGGGGAGAAAGTTTCGGGAGAACCATGAGTATCAAGATAGGCATGAAAAACGATGGTTTTAGAACGACCATTGCGGGCGATGCTTGTTCTTGCCCTTGTTCTTGAAATGGTCGAACATCCGGTCCTCATACTCGGTAGAAATGTCCCGTGGTCGCTCTGGCTCGTGGTAGTAGATGCCCTTGTCAAAATAGGCAACTCCGTACTCCAGGCAGTCCACAAGATCAATTTCCTTTTGCTTTGCCCGTTTGTTTGGGTTGTCCTTGGCGTAGTACCGTTTGGGTATTTGGCCGTCGAGCAAGTAGGTGCGACCGATGTGAAACTTAAGCGTTCCGTCTGTGAGGCGACTGTTGAGGCTGATCGTTCTAGCAGTGTGGTCGTTGTTACCGAAGAAGAACTTGGTGCCCGTCAATCGGCTGGGTGGAACGCCAACTTCTTCAAAGCATTTGGCGTAGTGGTCGAACGTCGTGTCTGCTCGACCCATCGACTTTTGCCGTGAGCCGTTCTTGTCGATGATGTAGGCGTCGAATTGGTAGCCATCAACTTTCTGGCGAAACTGCTGTGCGAACGTGCGGGCGTCCTCATTGCGGACCAGCAATTCGTCGTAGACATGAATCTCGGTCGCTTCGGGATTGATGGCAAAGAAAACTGCGGCTGCGAATTGTGTTCCAGGGTCGATTGCCGCCACTCGCATCCAGTTCTCTGGTATCTCAAACGGGACAATGCCTTGTTTCTGCTGCGAGTATTGCGGGTAGACGGCGAGCCCTGCAATTGCTGGCCTGCCGTACCACTTAACCTGCAACACCGCTTCGCCCTGGGCCTTGAGGTTGGCATACAGCTTTTCTTTGGACTCATCGCTGTAGTACGGATTATCCGCCACTTGCAACATGAATAACTCAACGTGCGGATCGTTTGCGTTGGCACGTTTCAATAGCTCGAAGAACTGCGGCGTTTGATCTTCTGGCGTTGCTGACCACACGGCGCAACCGTTCTTCTTGACCAAACGAGGGCCAATGAGTTCATGTACCCATCGCTCGTTGATTACTTCTTCGTCAAGCCATGCGTAGTCAAGCTGGATACCTTGGCGGGCGGAACCTCGTGACGTATGGAACAAAGCCTTTGAACCATTAGTGCCGACGATCTGCGCCGGAATGTCCTTGTTCTTCTTGGCGTAGGCAAGCTGTGCAGTCCACGCTTCTGTCAATAGCGGTGGTGCTGGCTTCCACTCGCTCTTGCGAACTAGGTCGATTGGGTCGATGTGAACAGGGTCGTTTGGATCGGGTCGCACAGCACGCCAAAAGCCATCGTTCTCATCACGAACGATTTGAAAGGCACCTGGGAAGTAAAGCTTCGACCAAATGGTTTGGCCGATGTGGTTTTCATCCTTGCCAAGAACAAGCGCAAGCACGTCTTTTTCAGGGTACTTTTCGTATGGGTCCATGCCTCGCATCATGCGGGCAAACTCAAACGAAGCAGCGGCGGTATTGTGCGTTACGATGAAGTCTTTGGCGACGTACGTGCTATCTGGGCAGTCAACCGAAATGCAAGTGCAGTTCGACCGCCCGACTTTCTTAATCGAGTACATCAAGCGATGACTGCACGTTGAAACAGCCGCCTGCCACCGCAGTGCCTTTCGTGACAGGTGGAATGGGTTGGTTTCAGGCATTCGCACTCGAATGCGTGCCGATGGCCTGCCTTTCTTCTTTAGGCCGCGATAGGTGAACGACGTGATTCGCCAGTGGCCCTTGCACTTGCCTCCAAGCGAGCGAACTAAAAACTCGAAGTCGCGAGTCAGTCGCGGTGATGTGGTGCAGAATTCTGCCGTTCCAGCAACTCCGCACTTGTCGAGTTTGCTAGTAATGCCACCGTCAGTGTCCATTAGTCCGCGAAGTAACTCGATGCGGTTCTCGACACTATCATACAGGTACTCTTCTGGGATGTGCTTTTCGTACGAATACTTGCCGATCATTCCAAGTCGCAATAGTTCCTGCTTGAGCCCACTGATTGAGTAATCGTAGTTCCTTCCTTTTCGTTTTGTGATTATGCATCCGGGTGGAAGTAGGCTTGCAATTCGGTCAATTATTTCTTGGTCGCCCGATGAGTATCGGCAATCAACTCGCAGGCATCCATCACCAATCAAGCACCCCATGACATACGGATGGATTAAGTGTTTCTTTTCGCCAAACTCGCACACCGCAATTGGAGTTGCTGGACGCAGTATGGGCGGTATCGATGTTCCGCATCGCTCGATGATTTCATGCGTGCTTAGTACCGACCACTGCTCGCGGCCTCGGTGCTTGCCAAATCGGTCGCTTCCGATGCAGACTTTCCACAGGTGTTCGCCGCAGCATCGCACGGTGGTCTTTTCGTCAAACTCAATTTCGTAAACGTCCTTCTTGCCCTGCGGAAACACACCCGTGACTTTGCATGGCTTACCATCGCCGCCAATGACCTCAGAGCCGACTTGCAGTAGACCGATTGGCATCCAGCCATTTGGCGTCAATACCGGCTCATTATCCGGCATCGCTTTCCCGCTTTGATTAGAGCCGGACACTAATCGGATGTTTTTGCGACTCGCATGAAACGGTTCTGCATTTGGCAACGGCAAGTAAAGATTCAGCGCATCGCCCAATGTCCTCGCATACGCTGTAATCAATTGCAGCGTGAACTTGGCGTGTGCCTCTGGTATTTGCTTGCCTTCGTTGACTTCATTCGGCAGGCTTTTAGGAAACGATGGTACTTCACTTCGTTCCTCAGCGCGACGCGCCAACTCTTCAAGCGTCACTGGTGGCAAGCCAATAGGCTCTTTGCGCTTATTCAAGTTTGAGCCTCTTGATTGCTGCCCGCATTTCCGATGGCGACAACTGCTCAACGTCGCTGCCAGATTGTTTGTTCTTTGCCGCCGACAGTTTCATCAGTTCAACAACCGTTTTGATGATGCTCGACGACACGTTGACTTGGTTTCGCTCTTTGGCGATTTCGTAATCTTCGTGCAAGCACTTGGCCAACCCGCCTGGACCGCCAAACTCTGCCATTGCTGCAATAACGAACGCATCCACATCAGGCGTCAATTGCGCCGCCTGCATCATGTCGGCAATGCGCATATCAACGCTGCCGTCGTCTGCCTCTACATCAATCACATGCTTGTTCGTCGTCATCTTTGTGCCTTCTAAGAACCGCCGCTATCTTTAGTGCAACTACCTTGGCTCGCTTTGGTGTTCCATCTTCGGTGCGTTTGCCAACCTGCTTTTCCGACTGAACAAGGTGGTAGTCGTGGTAGTTCAAATACCCGCGATTGTTGCACGCGGCGCATCCTCGAAAGCGTATCCCTTCACACGCTTCGCACACCGCATAAGGAAACTCGACAGACACGTTGTCGAGATATTGAGCAACAATCGGTAACGCTTCACGAACCTTGTCGCAGTATTTGAGAGCGCTTCCATGCTTGGAGTGTGCAAGCCGATGAATGACTGCCGCATAGTTCTGTATCCCAAGAATGCACTCTCGGAGAATGTTGGTATCTGCAAAGGCAGCTTCTAGGTGGCTGCCAGTTGGCACTTCGTTGCCTAGTTGGTCGTACAGTGGCATATTGAAAGTGACGGGGATGGCGGACGAATCCACCACCCCCGTCTATTGAAAACGCCTTTACGGCGATTACAGGCTCGCTTGCGACACCGCTTCCTGGGCATAGAAGCCGTGCGCCGTGCCGACGTAGCAGATTGCAAACTCGCCAGTGGTTGCCGTGCTGGCGTGCGTCTTTGCTTCGTTTGCACGGGCAATGACATACGCGCCAGCCGTGGTGCTGGCCAATGCTGGAACCATTACGCCGTTAGCGGCAAACACAAGCGCGTTTCCATCAGCCCAATTGGCACCAGTCTTGCCATTTACACGCCCCTCCTTGATGAACCACGCAACGTCACCATCGGCAACCGAATTGACGCCGTTGGTTCGGTAGTAGTAGTCCAGAACATAGCCGAAGCCATTTGCCGATGGGTACGTGTCAACACGGCGACCGATATACCCAGCCTTTGGCTTGTAGCCATAGCCCGGATACAAGACGCCACCGCTGCTGTTGCGCAACGCAATCAACTCAATCTCTTCGCCGGTATCCGCATCATTGACCTTTTTCGTGATGCCGGTGTATGCCGATGCGTCTGCCGCAGCAATAAGAGTAGTGTCGCCGCCATAGGCAGTTTCACCACGGGGAAACGGAAGATCATTTGCTCGACTCATTTGTAAACCTCGTAGTCAAAAGTTTGGTTGTTTGAACGATCAATCAGGTTGCCGATTACAGTTCAGTGAACTGAACCAAGCATCGCGGCGACTTGACCCGCAAGTTGCCGTAGAAATCAACCGACACGCGGTCGGCCATCGTCTCGTGCTGGAACGATTGTTCCGACACGAACAACTGCTTTTGGTACGACATGAGTTCCATTTCGTCCCAGCAAACGCCGTAGCCCTTGCCAGTCGGAATGCCGTTATCCCAAAGCACATCAACGCCATCGATGTTGATGCTCTTGAAGCCGAGCTTCGTGGCAGCAACGTCTTGCGCGCGATTAACAACCAAGCGCTCTTCGCTCTGGGCCGCAGTCAGCAACAGGCGATAAAGGTTCTTGGCAAGGAACACAGCATCGATTTGGTCATCGTTTCGGCCAGTGTAGATGTTGGCAAAACGAATCGCCTCGATGCACGTATTGGGCCACGTCTTAGTCGTTGCCGACCAGCCACCGCTTGCCGTAGCGAGCGATGCCGAATAGTCAACGATCAAGGGCGTCCAAGCGTCATACTCCGAAGAACCGTAGCCGTCAGGCCACGTTCCAGTCCACGAACCACCAAAGGCTTGGCGAGCCGTAGACAGACCGGCGTACGTGTCAGCGTTCAAGCCAACGATGTTTGCCGAGCCGTCGTCAGTTGCACCGCACAGCGATGGCAGACCGTGAATCTGCTTCTCGTAGCCAGTGGCGTTGCCGTCGATCTGGAACAAGCGACCAGCGAACTGGTCCTTAATGTCGTCCATGCACTCGCTAACGGCGTCTGCGCCGAGTTTCACAATGGCTTCGTTGCCACCGTTCATCAGCTTGTCGCCCTTGTAGATTGCCTTAGACACGACGTACGACCGCATCGGCAGTTGAGCCGTACGGTGTTTTTCTTGACGAGTGAACGTCAACGAGTCGCCATCGTCAAACACAGTCATTGGGGAACGCTTAATGCGAACCTTCCAATCCTGTAACTTGCCGGTGACGCCGTACGTGACGCGCTTCTTGGCCATCAACATGCCAAGGAACGGTTGACGCCGCGCGATACTAAGCGTTTTCTCGCGGATATACCGATTGATAGTTGCATTTGCGTGCAACTGATTTGTGCCGAATGCCATAGGTTTTGCCTCACTCCACTAAGGGTGTGTAGTTAAAAACGATGGGAGCGTGTGGAGGGAGCGTGCCAGTTGGAGTGTTTGGGGCCGCAGCCGTAGCTACTGGCTTTGGGTGTCCCACACTCCAACCGTCACGCCTTGGGTTTCGACTAGCTCCCGACTTGCCGAGTCCAAGGCGAATGTTTTTTACTGCCACAGCTTTTTAAGGGCTTTGGCTAGGTCGTCAGCGGTTTGCAAACGGGCGCGACTTGGCGCTGCCTTGCGGTTGCCGACCGGCTGTTGAGTAATCTTCTGCGCGTTCTGTGTGCGGGCGTCTTTGTTGGGAACTGCCGCTGGTTGTGCTGCTGGCTTCTTGGCTAGTTCCAGTGCGGTTTCATTGACCGCTGCACGAACAAGAGTTGGAATGTCGTGAATGCTTCCAGACAGTTCCTTGATCTTTGCTTCAAGCAACATGCCCGATTCGCTTAGCCCCTTGGCTTGCGTGCCTTCGTTGAAAATCCACTTGGCATGTGGAGCAAGATGCTGGTGCATCGTCGTGAAGTATTGACGCTGCGATTCGCTCTGCTGAGCCATCGCATCACGCTCGGCAAGTTGGGCCTTGATTGCCGCAATCTCTTTGTCACGGGCTTCGAGTTCTGCCTTGGTTGCCTCTTTAACCTTCTCGTCAAAGCGAGTGGTCAAGTCCTCAAGGTTCTTCTGCTTCCAGCGCTGATACGCCGTGGCTTCGCGGATAACGTCAGGTGGCGTGTTGGCTTTCCACTCACCGCTCTCTGCGTCAATGAACGTCTGCCAAGATGGGTCGTATTGTGGCACCTGCTCTTTAGCGGCAGGCTTAGGTGCTTCTTGCGATTGGACCTTGCCAATCTGGCGACCCAATGCCTCCCACGCCGCCTCGGGGTTTTCCTTGATGGCTCGACCAATCTGCGCAAATTCATCACGTTGACCTAGAGCGCGGGCAGCGTGACCAAGACCTGCGGCAGCATCTTTTGGGGTCGCGTACTTGTCTCGCAGGCTCAAGCCAGAATTGGACTCAAGAATCTCCCACAGCAAGTCGTCGTTAGCTGTCGGTGCCTGGGCGGCAGGCGATGAAACAACCGGATCGGGCGTTGGAGTCTCGGCAACCGTTTCGCCTTCTTCCTCTTCGATATGGTCAAACTGGTCTGCAAGCGGATCGTCGGTGTCGCCAAGCAGTTGATTGCTTGCCAAATCAACGTCGCGTGAATCGCCTTCGCCCTTGAGAATGTTGCGAGTTAGTTCCGCAACTGAACTTGGGCCAGAAGAGTCGTCGAGAATGTTAAACTCGTCGCCTTCGTCTACGTCTGTTCCTAAATCGACTTGCGCCGGTGCGTCACTCATACCTACCTCGGGAGATTGAAACGGGAGTTCCAGTCAACTTAGGTCTGGCATGAACCGCTTTTTGAAAGCGCTATTTTTCAGCGTCTTGTATTTCTTGAATCAAGCAAAGCAAGCACGTACGCTTTACCAGCAATGCACCGCATTTGCATCGGCGTTTCTTGTGGTTGTAGTGACCGTACAAAGCGCCCTTTGGCAACTCTGCCTTCAATCGTTTAATCAAGCGTCGTACGTGAACCGTGCTGTACTCAATGCCGCTGACTTCCCTGATGATTCGCTGAGCGCGGGAAATAGAATGTTCATCCAGCGAGAACTTGCCAATTAACGCAAGTCGCGCACGGTTCTGTTGGTCTTTATCCATCTGGCATGGCCGACCGCGATAGCGTGACTTACTGGCCAGTTCTGGCGAATAAATACGCGGGTCGCGCTTTAGCTTGCACACCATCCTTGGAGTCAAGCACACTTCACGGGCAACTTCGTTGATACTACGCCCGCTAGATAGCAAGCTTGCCGCACGACACCACCGCTTAGCTTTACTTGAGAATCCCAATGACCCACCTGTAGGGTTATGAATTTCTAAATGTTACGAATCTACCTGGCCATGCACATCATCAAGTCTCGAACCTTGAACATTCGGCGTTCGATGCCTGAAATTATTCCAGGCGACGACTGGCGGTGCTGGCGAATCTTCTGTGTGCGGTAATGGATAATCTTGGCTTGCATCACTAGCCACTCGTCTATCGTCACCAACTTCTTCGGCGCACGTTGGCCGGTCAGCTTTCTCCATGTCAATCCCGCTTTCCACGCCATGTAGCCAGTGTCTTGCTGCACTCCATTAAGCAGCACGATAGGCCGGTCTTTCGCATCGCGTCCGAGCGTGAATCGTTTCAACTTTGGACCTCAATCAACATATCCAGGTACTTGCGTGCCTTCTCCAAGTCTTGCTTGCCGTTCTTCTGCTTGTATCGCCACAGATACTTGACAATGTTAGCTAAGCGAAGGGCCTCGACTGGCCGAAGCCCTTCAACCATCGCGTCAATGACCGTGATGCACTCCAATCCGCCCTTGTGGTAATGCTTCGGCTTACTTACCGCATCCCAATCTGCTTGCGTACCGCCAGCGTAGTTGTCCTGCTCTGGCTCGTCGTGCCATGCGAGCGGGCCATAGTTTTTCTCGACGAACTCAACCATTCGCAAAATAACATCCGGCAGCCCACGATCTAGCCTGAGATTTTCGCCATCAATCAAACTCCACCTGTCTCCATTTCTATCAATCGCGTATCTCATTTCACTTTCCTTTCGGGTACCCGATCCACTTGTGACTCTTTCCTGTTTTTACCAACTCCGCCGTCATTTCCTCATCTGCGAAACCTGCACGCTGCCACGGTATCAGTAGCTCGTTGATATAGCGAATCAGGTCAAAGGTGTATTGCGAGCGAACGTCAGCGATGGAGAGAACAAGCCGCCCCGGTGTCTCGCTCATTACCAGAATCTCCACCACGGCTTTTGCGGCTCGACTTTACATATCAACTGATTTACGTCACGAACTATCCGTCGCTCAAACAAACCGCGCCGTAAAATGACCTTGCCACGAAACACGCCAGCAACCATACA